CGTGGGTTAGTGGCGCTACGCCACGGTCATCTTCTGGAGTATCGTCAACAACTTCGATGTCAATCTCATCATCTTCTACTTCGACATCAATTCTGTCTTCAACCTCGTCTGGGAAGTTATAATCATCTTGAAACTTTGGGTTTGCCATTATTGTTTCCTTTACTTACGTTTAATACCGCGTGGGTCATCTACTACTGCCTCTACGGTATCGTCATTAATTAATCGGAATTCGCGACCGTGAATCTCAAGTCTGCTACCTGAATTTGGACGAATCAAAATGAAATCACCTGGTTTACACCAAGGACCACTAGGGAAGCGTTTTTCGTCTTTATAACAATCTGGACCAAGTGCGACTACAAATAATACTGTAGTTAAGATTTCTTCTGTCCGCATTGTTTCTTCAGCTTTAAGCAGTTTAAATCCACTTTCTGTTTCAACTTCTTTATCAATTTCTGGAATAGCACATAAAATGTGATACCCACTTGGTTTGGGAAGTTGTGCTGCTTTTGCTTTATCGCCTTCTTCTAACTCTATTGCTGCATCTTGTCTAGCCTTTTTGACTAACCCTGTGAGGTCAATCGTTTGGGCTAAGTTAATATCACTCATCCGAGTGCTCCTGTCTGTGTTTGAGGTCTACAATTATTGCACATGCGGCTTCGAGTCCTCGTAGCTGACCGCATATGTATCTGTATTCTTCTATGGTTGGGCAATTTCCTCGTACCAATGCTTCGGAAAGCATATCCATTCGGTCTTTGTACTCCGCTAAAAGAACATCAAATATTTTGTCCATTACTCACCTTTCTGTGGTTTTGGTTTCTGTTGTGCAGATGACTCTGCTAATCGTTGTTGCACACTTTGGCGCATTTGTTCAAGTCTTTGTTGCTGGTCTAGATTAGTTTGGTGCTTGTGCATATCCATGCCCATTCGTGCGCCTTCTGATTCATGTGCATGGTCAAGTTTTTGTTGATGTTCGTGCATCTTCGCCACGATTTGAGCACCTGAAGTTTCTTGATGCATAGCATTACGTTCACGTTCAACTTGGATTTGCTCTTGTTTAAGCTGTGCATCCATTTGGTCTTTTTCGACTTTACGTTGCAAATCTTGAGCTTTAAGTTGTAACTCTTGTTGTTGCATTTGAATAATAGGGTCTTGGGCTTGTTGTTGCGCTTGAGCCTGTTGAGCCTGTTGTTGATTTTGTTGTAACAATTGTTGAGACGCTTGTGCTGCCATCTGTGCAATCTGAGCTTCCATTTGTTCTGGAATCATTACATCATTATCTTCAGCATCTTTATAGTTTGGTAATTGCATACCCATACGTTGCTCAATCTGTTTACGGTATTCAAAGCCTAAGTGTTCCATTACGTGAGCAGATACCGCAGCTTGTAACTGTTGTGCGAGTTGTGGGTTTTGACCAACAATTTGTTGTACATGCGGGTCTTGAATCATTGACATGTGCACAGCTACGTGAGCTTGATGGTCTTGGTGATAGAACGCTTTGGTCGGTTTGCTCTTAAGAATATCTTGATTTTCTGTAATTGGGTCACGAGGTTTTAAGTCGTCATCCATAGGGATAAGTTTCTGATAGTTCTTAACGCCTAACACGTCTAACATCTGACGATGCAATACTGGTAAGTCATATAACTGTGGTGCTGTTTGTGCTAACTGTAATACCGCTTGGTATTGAACCACTTTTTGGGCCATAGTTGCGGCATTAGGGTCTGACACAGGGATAACTGCAACCATGTCATAGTCAGATTGTTTAGCCTTGCGGTCGCCTTCTTCTGGCTCGTAGCTGTATTCTTCTGGTGTGTACTCGCGGATAATATCTTTAAGTAAGCGGAACTCTTGTTTCATTGAGTAATGGATACGCGCTTGGATAGCGCTCATCATCTTCAATGTACGTTCCAACACGGCTAAGGTTGTACCTACTGGGCTGTTAGCTGACATGTCAGCCATCTGTAAATCTGCAGAACCTGCAAACTTACGACCTTCTTCGATAATGTTTTGTAGCAAGCTCATAAGAACCTGTGATGGTTCTTTATATGGTAGTGGCATGATGTTGTCACGCATCGTGCCAGACGGTACGTCTACGTCGCGGAACTCACCTGGGGCTATAGGGGTATCGTCACCCTTAACGCGTAACCCACGGGTTTTGAAACCACCTGGAAGATTTGATAGAGTACCTGCATCAACCAACTGACGAATAAGAGAAGTGCCAGATTTAGCGAAAGCACCGATAAGATGAATAAGGCCAAAACAATAAAACCCAAACCCAGGAATGTACCCATAATGTACAAAATGATTTCGTTTTTGTTGCAAGTCATCGTCTGGTCTCCAGTTACGGCGAATAGCTAAGATAGTATTCGTACCTTTTTCTAACGTAACAATATACGGTAAAGCAATTCCTGTATGTTCGCCTTCGTCATCTACATGCTCGTCGCCTTCTAGCACAAGGTCAACATGCATCTCAAGTAGTTTAAATCGGTCATCGGTAGTAGCACGGAAGCCTAACTTCTCCGCAATCTTCTTCTCTACCTCATCCATTACCGTTGCTGGCTCACCAAGGTCTACATCGCGGTAAAAGCCTTCGTGTTGTAAGCGGCGGATTTCATTACCTGATTTCCTCATTACGTGAGTAATGCGCTCTGCTGACTCTAAGCTTGATGCGCCATAAGGAACTACTACGTCTTCTGCTGGCACGTACATAGATACTTGACGGTCTAGTGCTGGGTCAAAGTAAACCTTCTTAAATGCATTACCTGCTAAACCTAGACCCCACAACATACGCTCGTGCTCAGGGCGGAATTCTTTCATTACATCTGTTAACTGATAATTCATGTCATCTTCGACACGTCTAGCTGCTGCTTTTTTTTCTGGAGTCTCACGACCAACAATCTCAGTCTTTACTGGACCAGCTGCTGGAAATGTCTCCATCATTGTCTCTGCTTGGAACTTAACTACCGCTTCTGAGAGCAGTGGGTGATATACCCCACATGCGCCTTCCCAAGGTTCTGAGCGTTCTTCAATCTTAAGACCAAGTAACTCTAAGCCGTCAACGTAGGTTTGAATCCAGTCTTTACGTGCTGCAATATCGTTCTCAAAATCTTCTGTAAGGTCTGAAGCCAATGTAGCTAGGACACGTTCATCAATACTCTCAGCTAAGTTCTCATTAAATGCATCCTCGTCAATGCCTTGTTCAATCTCAAGAAGCGGATGCCCATCAGCGCTAATAGTAACGCTCTCTGGGTCCTCAATTTGAATCTCGAAGCTTGGGCCTTCTTCTAACCCATCTAGCTGGTCAAGCCCTTGTGGAGCTTGTGATAAACTTTTGTCAATCGCCATTTGTTAATCCTTTTTCAATTTCATAAAGCCAATCAGCTACTTTATAGAGGTCGGCTGCTTTATATGCACTTTTAATATTGTTTGCTTTGCTACTAATAACTACTACATTTCCTTCTACATAACCTTTTGCTGGGTCTATCCTATCTAAACTAGGGCTTGTTGGTAGAATCCCCCCATTACCCCTCCATTGAAACTCTGTACCATATATAGGGCAGTGGTCAGTTAATATGCTGTATATATACGCAGCTGTTATATTAAATGGTAAATTCTTTTTAATTGCACGTTTTTTTGCATCTTTATTTGCATATTTTGCCCAAATCTTCTTTGGGTTATTTAGCTCGTACTTTTTCCTACTTGCTCTACGGGATTCGGCTGTTTGCATCAGTAATACGCCGCTTTTTTCTTATAACGGTATAGTACATCATCGTCTGGCTCATCACTTGGTAGTTTAATAAAGCCACCCTGCCTGAATCGTATCAGCGCCAAGGTAGTCGAGTCGACCAAGTCATCGTGCTCGCCGTTAGGGAAGTCATTACATTCGTCAATAACCTCATGTGCCCAGCGCCTATCAGGTGCCCACACAACCCCAGAAGAAAACAAGTCCGTCACCGCATTCACACGGCTAATCTTATCTTGTCCTTTACCTGGCGTAAACTCCCCTGCAGGAACGCCCATTCTACGAAGCTCTTGGTAGAGCGCCGCACCGTTAGATTTCTTTTCCACCATAAACGCATCTGGTTGCCATTCCTTATACTCTTCTAACACGAGTGCTTTAAGTTCTGGGAACTCCATCCGTTTTTTAATACTGTTTAGCAATATTATATTATAGTTATTGACTTCTTCGTTAAAAAAGACGCCCCAAGTTGTTAAAGCGTTGTAATCTGCCCTATTATTTGTTTCTTGTGCCGCAT